TTGATGTAACTCCGCTTCCAACATAAAACCCCGCCAGCAATAAGACCTGCATCCTGCGGCCAACCCTGATCCCGATAGTGCTCGACCTGGGCCAAGATAGGTTGGTCTTGATACTTAACCATGTCCCAACACTCTCCGGCCTCTTGATAGATACAAGTCCGCCAAGGGTGTTGGAATGCCGCCATCGTATCTCCGGCCTGGTCGATCATGTAAGCCACAAACTCAGTGCTTGTGATCCTTATCGACCCGTCTATCCAGATCACGTAGTCCTCAGCAAACTCTAACTTGTCTGGGAATACCTTAAACCACTTGGCATCCATGCGTGGATCTGAAAAACGTCTGCTTGTGATGACTTGCTGCCATCCTTGAGGCTTCTTAGCACTGTCCAGGATCGCGTAGAAGGCCGTAGGAACGCTTTGTTTGACCGCGTAGTGCAACGGGTCATAGTCGCCAAAGATCGCCGTGTAGACCGCCGCATTCATACAAAAAAACGCCCAACGTCGCGTCGGGCAAAGGAGGGGAAGGAGCCAACTTTCATTTTAACCCATACCTTATTTCTTTGAGAATCTCTTCTGCTTGCAGTCTTAGGTCTATTGCTTTCCTGTGTAGCTCTACAGACAGATCGACGATTGCTAAGGCTCGTTGTTCAAGAGCACTTGTTGACTGCGCCTGCTCGATGATGTCTTGTGCGGCACTCATGGCTGCTGCTTCGTGTAAGTTCATGCGACCCTCAAATTGAACGGATTATTAAAAAAATTGATGTCTACGCCTTCCTCTTTTTGCTTAGGCTTGGATAGAACAGGCTTAAACTTCTTCCTCGGCCTGGACACCTTCTTGACCTCGTACTCATCCTTTACCCACTCCCAAACCCTTTCTTTGGTAAACGGGTCTATCCTAAACGATGTTTTTATACAGCCTTTTTTAAGCAAAGCGTTTAGGCAGTTCACAGTCGTCTGTTTATCGATCTTTGTCTGTAGCCTCACTGACTTTAAGTCAGCAGGTGTCTTGCGCTTTTTTAGGTAAGCAAGAATCTTCTTTTGTTCGTCAGTCATCCTATCCTCGCTATCTCTCTTTCTAAGTACCAAATAGCCTTCTTAAGATCTTCAACCTCTTTACCTTTTAAGCTCGCTCTCCAAACGTATTTCGTAGCATTACCAAGGTTGAAAGACATGTGCTCCGTGATCTCTATGCACTCTACGCCAGACGGATGAGACGTGTAATGCTTAGGATGGTTTACGTTGTCTTGAACCTCCCATTCATCAACAGCGCAACAATGTCCGCATCTTGGGCATTCAAAAGAATCTTTCATATTGTGGTCGCCACTCATGTGTTCTCCTGATTTAGCTTAGTTATTTCAGTCGTAGTCCTGTTACGATATCTACCACTTCGCCGCCCTCTGATATCCACGCCACCGGCTCTTGCTTTTCTTGGTGCGGCTTCTTGGGAGAGATGTCATCGCGCCGTCTCAATCGCATCTGTGCTTGCAGGTTAGGATTGTCAACCACTTCATAGACTTCTGAATCTTCAGATTCATATCTCACGACACGGAAATCCACTTCGTGAATCAGTTCACAATCACAGCACTGCATTAGATAACCTACAGGCTTGGGGCATACCCAGTCGCACCACCCGTCTTCCACTTCTTCCTGCGGCTTGCACTGAACCGCACCCCACACGCCAACCTCCCCAACTCTTGCTAGATCTGTCTCCAGTGCTTGTCGCAGGGCGTTAATCGCTTCCGAGTAGTAATCTTCATCACTAAATTCCATGCGAGCCACATCGTTTGCATCCTCCAACGCCTCCAGCGCCTGTTTCATAGCTTCTCTGCTCATATGTTTTTCCTTTTAATTGCTTCCTCAAGTGCTCTAGCAACATCAAGCCAACCACCACCTTCAAGAACGTCATCAATTGCATCAAATACTTCTTTATCAGTCAGCCCTACCCATTGCTTTGGTGCAGCGTAAAGCCTGTCGCCTAACTTTATGTCTTTAGCGTTATCCCATGCGACCATCGGCCTGCCTGTTTTCTCGAACAGGTAAACATGCGCTACATGTCCGTCATCCGTTGGTGTCTTTGCTGTTTTGTTTTCTCTCATGCCATATCCCCTCTATAAAGTTGCCAAGCATCGCTAAGTTCTTCCCTAGCAATCCTTACCCTAAGCCTCATATGGTCAAGATCATCAAGAAGAATTCTTAACTCGTTGGGATGAACCATCACATACGTTGTTTCGTCTGCTAGCTTTCTCAGTAGTGCGTAGGCTTTCTCTTTGTCTGTCATCAAAATTCCCCTTCTAAATTGCGAGGTCTAATTATTTGCTTGAGTTTTGCAACCTGCTCTAGTCCTTTAGTCTTATCTATTGTCATTTCTAGTCGCTGATAAAACGGAGGAGGAGCCTGCCTACACAAAGACCGAAACTGCAACACGTTAGGAGGTTTATCTGCTGGCAAGCACTCCATCGCGTAGGCCACGGCATGAGGGCTTGTAGAGAATCCAGATAATTCGTGCGCCCAGTTCTCCATAACCTCTTGGATGTTCATGTCTCGATACTGGTCGAGAAAAGCCTTTCCGTAGGTCATGGAAAGTTTCTTGAAGATCGCCTCGATAACTTGTATGTCCATGCCTTAGCCCTCCAGTAGATTGTTAGGCGTGATGTCCTTCTCATGCCTGTTTCTGCCAAAGATAATGTCTAAGGACTGCTTGTAATGATCTTCCTTCTTAAGATCGTCTGTAACCCAGTCAGCCTTGAATCCTTGCCAACCCCTAGCGCAGCACATTTGCAAAGCCTTCTCAAGCGTTAGGTTTGCAAGTCCAGCCTCTCGCCTAATACCTTTCAGCGCAGTTTCGGTAAGCGGTGACTTCTTGGCCTTTCTAATAGCAAGAAAGTCATCCCAAACAGATTCGCTAACGTCACTAGGACGAAGCGAGCTTGCCGAGCGTTGTTTTATATTTGGTTGTTGGTTGTTGGTTATTGGTTGTTGGTTATTGGTTGGTTGCACGGTCGTTGAACGGTCGTTAAACGGCTGTTGAACGTCCGTTGAACGCTTGTTCAACGCTCGTTTAGCGGCTGATGCTTTTCCAGCCTTGGAAGCGGCTTCCAATTGCTGGTGATAGTGGGCTATCTCCCTATCGCATCGTTTGTGATGCCAGCTTCCTTCCTCTAGCGTGAAGAACATGCCAAGCAGCCCCGATATGGCTTGTTCCTTATCGCGGCCATTGACCTTCATTGAAAGCTCGTGCAGTGAGTTTGGAAGCGGCTTTTCTGTGTCGTAGTAAAGCCAAAGTAACTTCATGTAGATGCCAACTTCTTCGTTGGTTAAGAACGAGGTGTCCTTAATGAAGTCACCAATATGGTGTTGGTAGTAGTGCATTGTCACCTTTCATCAAAGGTTGCCATCACTGAAGAAGCATTTGGCAGGCAGGTGATGAGGCTGCTTTTCGGGAGCTACCCTAGCCAATGCGGTAAAACAAATAAGAGTCTAAATCAGATTTCAATAACCTTGCAAGTCCAGCCTTCTTTTAACTTACCCCATCCATGCACCTCGATCTTCCATCCTGCTCGCAAGATAGCCGGAAGGTGTTCGCATTCTGTAATCTTCTTCACCCTGGCCGAGACGTTACCTCTCGAAGTTGTCTGAACTAAAAGCGTCTCCTCGTCTTTGAGACAGAGGATGTCACCTATCCCAAACAAGTCCTGCCTGATCCTGGCCCACGGGTTCCAGTGCTCGACGATCTGACAGACATAACCACGCTCACGAAGCGCAGCTAAGGATCGTTGCGTAGGACTTACCGACGAACGGCGTTTCTTTTTGGTATCAGCGGCAGAGATTGTCGTCACGATGACAGTCTTATGGGGTTGTTTCAGTCAATATACACCCATGCAAACGAACTTATTAACCCGCTCTTCTAAGGAGACCTCCATGAGCGATTTCGAGATTCTCTCGGCTGACTTCTCAGCAACTTCCGTCAAAGTAGTTGCCCATACAACGAAAGCGCAGCAGCGCATTTGGGGCGGTGTTTCTTGCGAAATACCAAAGTCAAAACTTCCTGAGTTTTACGACATGATGCTTGAAGAGGGTTTCAGCGTCGATTTCTAACAACCAGGGGCTTCGGTCCCTACAGGAGCCAACATGAAAATCATACTCACACAAGAGCAGTTAGAAAAAATCCTAAAAGAATATTTCGACAACGACTACAACATCAAGATCAACGAGATTGTATTTGCAGCTAACGTAGAACAGTTCTGCACGATCTACACAAAGGAAACACCATGAGCGTTGACTACGATGCTTGGCTAGACAGAAAACTTTACGAATACGACAGAGAGAGGGAACAGAATGACTACCAACAACAGTTGGAACAACAGGAGTACGAACTTGACGAAGTACAAACCGACGAGGAGCGACTGGATCTTATGCACAGCATTGGGAATATTTTACGGAACGCTGCTCTACCTGTTCATCAAATAAAGGAGCCAAACATGAAATTCAACGAACTTAGAAAGATCAACGTAACCGAGAAGGTCGAGAAGAAAAACGGACTTTCTTACCTCTCGTGGGCCTGGGCTGTAGATACATTGTTGCAACACGATCCTACGGCTACATGGGAGTACAAGCCCCATCAGATGTGGGGCGATACGGTGATGGTGTTTTGTGAGGTCAAAGCATTTGGCGTATCTCGCACTGCACAACTGCCTGTTATGGATCACCGTAACAAAGCGATCTCTGAGCCAGATGCTTTCCAAGTCAACACTGCTATGCAAAGGTGTCTAGCTAAAGCTATCTCGCTCCACGGTATCGGGCTCTACATATACGCTGGAGAGGATCTACCAGATGAAGATAAGCCTTCCGTAGACGAACACATAAAAACGCTATCAGAGGCGAAAACAGTTGACGACCTGAAAGCAGCATTCACAGGCGCGTACAAGGTCTTTAAGAACGATCCTGAGGCTATCAAACAAATCGACGCAGCTAAGGAACAGCGCAAGAAAGAACTGACGGAGATCAAATGAGTCAGATTCTCTCTATTGCCAAGCAATCTGGGGTTCTCATCTCACACCGAGATGAGTTCCTGAAGTCGGTAGAAAAGTTTGGGCGGTTGATGCTCAACAAGTCTAAACCGCTAACGCCAACACAAACGGCTTATCTAACCGCGCTCGACGACTGGATGTCACTCAACGATTTGGCTAACAAGTTTGGATGCACACCACAGAATGCCTTGAAGATGATCCGAGCCCTAGAAGCTCGCAAGTTGGTAACGAAAGAAAAACTCTACAGGCAAGCCTGGGCTTACTACTACAAAAGAAAATGAACCTGAACACATTTGAAGAAGGACTGCTGGACTCAATCCAGACAGAGCGATGCAAGAAACTGCTCTGGTCTGTCATCCAACTAGCAGTCGATGATGCCTGCAAAGCACCCTATAAAACTAGGCCGACAGACGACACGATTACCGCACTTAGGTTCCTATTCGGAGACCTCCACGAGTCAGGGCTCGACAATTATCTGTTGTGGCTTGACGTTGACAGCAAAGAATTCAAGAGACGCATGGTCAATGCCATGTACTCAGAGCGTCACGATAAGTTCACTGACTTCGAGAGACGAGCCTTTCGAGCTAACTACAACTGGTATCTGAGAAATGAGATCAATACTGACAACTGAAACTGACCGTAGGAGGGTCATAGAGGCCATAGAAGCCACTGAACTAGGCTACATGGTAACTATCTCCAAACCTCCACGTACAGCGGCTCAGAATCGGTTTTATTGGTCGATTCTGACAGCTTGTGCGGAACAACTAATGGGCCAGCAATACACACAAGACATCTGGCACGAGTGGGCTAAGACAAGGTTTCTTCCGTCTCGTGTTGTTGAACTTCCTGGAGGTATCGTAAAAGAGATCGAGCCTTCTACCGCTTCGCTTACTGTCTCGGAGTTTTCTGATCTCGTAGAGCAACTCCTCCAGTACGCAATTGAGAAGGGACTGGTTTGGACGGACGAGATGAAAGACGCTGAACTTGACTTGAGGAAGATCAATGTACACCAACAAAAAGTTGCTTGAGGCTTGCAGGCATCTGCCTTGCGGATTTTGTTTCTGTGAAGATGGAACTGTAGTCGCTGCTCATAGAAATCAAGGAAAAGGAATGGGCATCAAAGTCTCTGATGCTTTAGTAGCATCTTTGTGTTTCAAATGCCACGCATACTTAGATCAAGGGAAAGAAATGTCTCGTGAGGAACGTCGAGACTTCTGGAACCAGGCATACATAAACACAATGCAAGCAATGATTGAACGAGGGATATTAAAGGTGCAACATGGAACAAAGAACTGATGATTGGTTTAAGGCAAGATTAGGCCACCTAACCGCTAGCAGAGCTTCAGACGCGCTTGCGAAACCTGGTACGGCTACACGTAGGAACTACCAGATTCAACTCGTTACAGAACGTCTGACGGGCCTACAAAGTGATTCTTATACAAATACTTATATGCAATGGGGTACGGAACAAGAGCACGTTGCCAGAGCAGCCTACGAAGTCCACACAGGCCATTTCGTCGAGCAGACAGGGTTTCATACCCACAAGTCGATAAAGTGGCTTGGAGCGAGTCCTGATGGCTTTGCAGGCTCAGGATTGATCGAGATCAAGTGCCCTAACTCAAACACTCACGTTGACTATCTTTTAGCTAAGGAGGTTCCCACTAAATACAAACCACAAATGCTTACTCAAATGCTCGTGACAGGTAGGACTTGGTGCGACTTTGTTTCATTCGACCCAAGACTTCCTGAACATCTTCAACTATTCGTCGTTCGTTACGAGCCAAAACAGGAAGAGCTAACCAAGATCGAGTCTGATCTGGTTGCCTTTCTCAATGAAGTTAATCAAATGGAGTTATCGCTATGCCAAAAGAACTAACAGGATCAATCAGCAAGAACAAGAAGAAAGAAAAAGACGTACACCCAGACTACCGAGGTTCAGCAATGATAAACGGGGTCGAGTTTTGGATCTCAGGATGGGTTAACGAGGGTTCCGACGGGAAGTATCTGGGCTTAAAGTTCCAAGCAAAAGAGGAAGTAAGATCAACCAAAGTCGATGACGACGATTCAGTGCCATTTTGATATGTTAAGCGTACACCACCAAACCATGCTGAAAAAGGCGTTTGCAAAGCGTCCTGCAAACATTTCGGATGATTCTCCGGTCTTAGAGAGGGTTATTCACATTATCAAGTCTGAGGCTCCTGAGTGTTTCTGGAAGCCTACAGAGTTGGAAAAACGGAGGTTCTTTAATGCACCGAGGCCTGGGACTCCTCACGCTGATGCAGTCTATCCGTTCCCGAAAGGCCTTTTATGAGTTGGCAAGACTTGATAAAGGCTCAGACGAGGAAAGATCGTTTCCGACTCGTCGAGGAAATCTGGAGGGAACACGGCTGGATTCCGCCGTCAACCGAGTGCCCAGACACTATGGCAAAGCACAAAGCGTTTAAGGAGTGGTCGATCCGTGGAGTCGTGGATCAACCTTATCAAGCAAGTTAAGTCGTCTGATGTTGAGGAGATAACGGCAGCGTATAACCAAGCGTTGCCGTTTGTCGTTCAGGACTGGGCAAAGATGATCTTAAAGTTAGCTAAAAGCAAACGACTTCCGATCATCGAGAAGATCGACAGGATTCACGGAACGAAAATAGGCCAGATGGTGCGAGACGAAGTTACCGCGCAACACCGCGACTTTTCAAGAGTTCGTAAATGATGTATTCTTTGCGAATGAATACATGCACAATAGAAAATTGCCAATCGCCTGTTATTGCTCGAAAGTTTTGCAGAAAGCATTACCTTCGATGGTATAAACATGGAGACCCAAACGTAGTCTTTGACACCTTAAAAGGTATAGCAAATGCAGCAATAAAAAACAGAAAGCATGGGTGTTGGTCGCACGAGCTTTATCCTGTTTGGCATTCAATGATGGCAAGGTGTTACAAGGCTAGCCACCACAAATACAAAAATTATGGATTACGAGGCATTTTTGTATGTGATGAATGGCACGACGTAAGAAATTTTATTGAAGATATGAGCCCAAGGCCAACCGGTCTTTCGTTAGATAGGATAAATAATGACGGGCCTTACAGTAAAGAAAATTGCAGATGGGCAACAGCCGAACAACAAGCCCGTAACTCTACGAAGTCAAAGATAACCGATGAAGTAAGAGAAAAAATAATCAGCA